ATAAGTTCCACCTGTTGTTATGTCAATAATAACAGGATCCGAATTCGCAAAAGCAAAATCCGCAGAAACAACACCCGGATACCATGATACCACCAATGAACCATAGTATTGAGCCGATGCTCTAATAGTTATAGCGACTTCTATATCTGATTTAAAATATCTATATCTAATACCAACAATATCTGCGAAATGTCCAAGCAAATTTGTTAATATATCATAAGTATGAGTAGTACCAGTGACCAAATTTTGAGTGTCATTGGCAAACCAATTTGACATCAACTTTATTGGATTATCTACTAATGAGAACTGAGTGAACGTGCTCTCCGACGGTTTGGCATACTTAGTTATACCCAATGCGTCTTCTATCATATTTCTATCTGAAACAACTTCTTGAGTTGTTTGTTCTCCTACTAAATTTAGGAGCTTATTATCTTGTCTTTCTGTAATCCTAGCGATAACTACCTAGTTGGATTAATCTAAGCAGAAATAAAGTAACTAACAGCGAATGAAAGCATAACACTCTTCCTTGTAATCAGAAAAGGAAGATCACTTCAAACCGTGGTTGCGTTTTATTCGGCCGCCCAAGCCAGGTGCAGTTTATAGTCATGCAGGACTATCTCAAATCTATCTACGAACGTGACTTTGACAACGCATGTCGTAAACACGTTTTCGCCAGTATTCCAAACTAGCACCTTGATAAACTATCCCTGTCTCCTTCAAAGCAAGAGATACTTGATTCCATAAAACTTGAGCCTCTGAGACCTCATAATGAGCCATCTCCCGGGCAAAAACTTCCAAATTTTGTTGTAATGTATCCATAACTGTCTGTTCATCTGACAAACGAATCCAAAACAACATTCCAAATAATGATGACAGCTCTAAAGGAGCCCGCCAACATCCGTCATCCAATCTTAAAAAAGATCGCGCTAAAAAAATCTGTTTATCAACAGATAAAAATGGACTAACCATTTTCATTTTACTAGGGTCAGTAAATTCTACACCAAAAAGTTTTGGCATATCTTCCTCAAGAGTAAGATTGTCAAACCAATCTATAATCTCACTCACTGAACCCTCATTATCATCACCATAAC